TTCAAGATATGGGAATGTAAATGAAAAGGCAGTTGTACTGCCATTACCTGTGTATGTGTTTTGTGTAGTTGCCATTAGCTAAAACTTAAGTGTTAGTCTTGTTTAAGTTCGTCAAATTTAAGCTGATAGGACTCAGCCATTGCCCTTGCTTTATCCGTTTGACCTCTATTAATGAGCTTACGAATCATCTGAGAAACACGAATTTTTTCAAGCATCGAAGGATTACGTTGAATCAGTTTCTGCTCAGCTATTTTTTGTGACTCTCTGACCATACGATTAAGCTCTCTATGTGCCATAACGTCTTGCGTACGAATATCTGTAAATGAAATATTTGGGTTATCAGCACGTAATTGACGTACAGCAGCAAGTTGGTTATTAACCTTCTCAGAACGCATAAGGTTCTCAACCTGCTTCCAAAGTTTCATCTTACCCATTTCCTTATAAATAGCGACACGTTCTGCTGGTGAGTATTCATACATACCAGTACTGTCCTTACGTAGAAGACTAGTACCAGTCCAACCAGATCTCATCATCCAATTACGCCAAGGTTCCTTGCCTTCACTAATAGGGACAGGATTGAAAGCGTTGAGAGCACGTAAGAAGGGATTGTCAATATCGTTAATAGGTTTACCTGTCCAAAAATCAATCCGTTCAGGAAGGTACTCATTAGTGAGAGGTAGCCTATTACGGACATACCCAATCATGTCTTTATGAATATCCTTTTGAGAAGAACTTAATGCATTAGCAAACACACCTAAAGCACCAGACATTGGAATCATTGCTCTTGCCTCGTTAGCGAGTAAACGTGCCATAGCAGTTTCATCACCATAAGAGAGTTTTACAAGTGGCTCTAAACCTGACATAAAAGTCTTGTCAGTAAAACCAGCAGCAAATGTCCAAGAGATTTTGGACATAAAGTCCTCAGTTAAACTGCTACCAATATCAGTACTGTAATAAGCAAAATCACCAACTAAAGAAAGAACTGTGTCAAAAGGTTCAACACCCGCGTAAGAAACCCACTTACCACCAATTTTGATTGTTTTCGGAGTCCAATTATATGTATCTTTCATCTGCTGACGTTCTCTGCCGTTGACAGGACCATTGCCACGGACGTTGCCAGACATTGCATATCCCATCAGTGAAGCAGTCATTAAACTGCCCATCGCTATACGACCTTTGTATTCTGCTTTGAGGTTTTGATAAATCAGTTCAGAAGCAGCATCACCTTGTTTGATACCGTGTTCTCCTAAAGCCTCTGCAATCTTTTCAGGTGTATCAGCTAACAGTATTTTTGACATTCTTCCTGTACCAGGAATAGCTGCAATAGGCGTGTAAGTAAGACCCAAACGTAAGGCATTGATGCCAGTACGAGGGAACATAAAAAGAGATTTCAGTGCAGGTACTCGTGTAGTAATTGAGTTGATTGCATCTGAAGCACTATCGTCTAAGTTGAGGGCAAGTTCACCAGCACTATGCTTTACTGCATCATCTTTAATAAGACCATTTTTATCAAACATATTATCGTAGTGTTTTTTCTCAGCAGCTGCAATTAGCTCCTTATCTCTAGACATTTTAAATCCAGATTTCTGTGCTACTTCCTCATATGCCATCATGCGTGATTTCACATGAGCAAGTGAAACATTGGCATACTGGTCAGCAGCAATCATGGCATTAGTGCCCCAACGCATCCAAGATGAATCAGCAATATCTCTATTCATCTTTGTCCAGTTCCACATGGTCAGCTTGCCTGTATCACCATTAGGTGCCCACTTGTTATCAGCAATCTGTTGCATCAAGTCCCACTGAGCATCATCACGTGCAACTAGACGATCCTTACGCATTAGATCCATAAAGGCTCGTGGATCATCATTAGTACGTTTCCAAGCATCCCAAGCGTGACTCAATGCTCGACGATTGGTTTCAAGCATCGCTCCATGGGCGTACGTAGCTCTTCTAAATTTAGAAAAGTCACGACTGAACAAACCTTCAAGTCCATGACCAGTCATTGCAGTCGCAGATTTAAACAGGAGGTTAGTAGTGTTACCAACACCCGCTCTAAGTGCGGACAAACCAGAAAGAACATTGTTATATCTAACAGCCCAAAGACCTTGAGCAAACATAGACATTCCTTCTTTAGGTGAAACCAGCAGGCTTCTCTTAGAGATCTGTGTATCTGCCCATCTCATCATCGAGTCGATTGTAAAGATGTCACCTTTTGACATAGCGAAAGCATCGATGAGCGGCTTAGCCATCTCAGGATTGGATTCAAATACAACCTCAATTTCATCCCTTAGTTTTTTTGACTGTTGTACTCGTTCAGCAGCCTTCTCATCAAACTCTTTTAGCACTCTTTGTACAATTTCGTCAGCATCGTCTCCTGGTTTAAGATCTTGAAGACGCTTTGAAAGCTTCTTATTGTTAAGCTGCCAACCAGAAATGTATTTATTGAGAGTCACCTCCTGCATTAGATCCTGCATACGATCCAAAATCATTGTTCTGACACGCTTTGGATCTGCAATCTCTTCAAACTTCACTGCACCATTAGCAATAGAAGTGATTTCGTTTGCATTTGTTTTTAACAGTCTGGCTGAAGACGCAGCTACAGGTTTGCCGAGATAGATATCAGTAAGATCCCGCAAGGCAAACATCATTCCACGTGTCTGATCTTCAGTTGCAGTCTCAACGTAATATCCACGAGTAATATACTTTCTATCTCTTGTAGGTAAAAAAGCTGCATCTAGCTCTTCCTTAGTCTTGGCTGACATAGCTGGAACGTAATATTCCAGAGCTGCATCATCCATATCCTTGCTAGCACCACGTATGCCATCTACAACATATTGGAATTTACCAGCGGATTCAACTTCTTTTGCAGCAGCAGCTGAAACTTTGCGTGCAGAGTAGACCCCACGTGAAATGAATTTATATTGGCTTTCAGTAATAACAGTGGCAGCATCGCCGCGAGCACCTTTTTGCATTGCATGGATGTCAACAGCGTTTTTGACAGCAGCTGCTGGCTCAACACTCAATGTTGCATTAGTAGATTCAGACGCAATCTTTTGCTGAGACATAGGGTCGTAGGCAGCACTAGGTGGCTTACCTTCCATTTCATCAATTGAAGCTCTGGTGATTACCGAATCATCTTTTTGCCAATCACGATGACTTGTGTTGTTTCTAACAGTAGCTTCAAGAGGTGGTTCACCTGGACGGATATCAGGACCTTCACGTTGTTTAGACGCTTTGAATGTTTTAGCAGCGTCATCACTAGGTTTAAACCAATCCATGAACTCTTTGACTTTGCCACTCTTAAGTGCTTTGCCAAAGTTGATTCCGTAACCAAGCACATCACCAAAGATGCTTAGACCAACTGCCTCAACAGTATTTTTATAACGACGTACTTCAGTAGAGTCGCTATCAAGGGTCATCAAATTATCAGGGATATTTAATGCACCACCAGTCAGATCATCAAGTCCTCTAAGGAGGTTATCACCTTCTTCAGTAGTATCACTGACATAGGTAACACCAGCGTCAACAGCAGCTACAGCTCCAATGCCGGTGAGTGCTTTCATAAGCCTTGGCATTTGTGCAAGCCTAGATGCACCACGTAAAGCATTAACAACTGCACCTGTACCTACTAATGAAGGAAGAATAACGCTAGATACTTCCCTAAATTTTTGGATATAGGGATTTTTAAATTTAGTAGCGTCATCATAAGCATCATCCAAATGGCCTAGACCAGGAACCATACCGACAACATCCATTCCAAAGTCAATTGCGCTGATAGGGATAGCAGCAACGGCTTCAGCTACTGGACGTAGCATTTCAGGTGTAGATGGTTCTTCAACAGGCTCTTCTGGTTCTGGAGGTGCTAGTTCTGGTTGAGGTTCTGGATCTGGTTGAGCATAAAGGGGATCACCTTGCTCTTCGTATTCAGCAATGTATTCATCAGCTAAACTATCTCTAGCTAACTCTGTATTTTGCTTTTCTTGTTCTTCGTTTAGTTCTTCTTCGTTCATTGTCTTGATGGCTTTAATCCATGAATAAGTTGAAATCTTCGACCACTCGGCAGTTCAACAATTAGAATATCAGTGCCATCTTGGCGACTAGAGTGTACAACTTTTGCAGGGGGTTTAATATAAACAGGAGTATTCAAGTGGTGAAGGTAATCGTAACCGCCACGTGAACCTCTATTCAAATGCTGTTGAAATCCATCTGAATAACCTGGACGATGAATAGGCACTTTTTCACCATACTCATCATCATCAATAAGTAAGTATTCACCTAATTCTTTATCATACGGATCAAAGTCAGTGTAAGACTCATCAACGTCAGGAGTTCTAAGATTATCCAGTTGCTTCACATCTGTGTGAGGACCCGTTGAACCGAAACCAAGAGTATTAGTGTTGTAGATATGCTGAAGGGTTGCAGACTGATAGTTAGGATCAGTGGCTGCTGGCCCATCATATGGAATGAATGGTGCATCAGGATTAACAAAGTCCTCTACAACACGAGATACGTCATCGGCATATGTTGGGCTTGTTGCATACCCACCATCTTGGAGAGCTTGAAGCATTTCACGTGGAGTATTAGCTTCAGCAACACCTGGATATTTACTAATAAAATTGATAAAATCCTCAGCTGACTGAGCAGGTGAATCGTAGTCACGAAATGATGAAGGTTCCATATACCTATTACCCTGATCATCAAACTCTTCTACGAGCCTTGGTGTACCTGAACCATCTTGAGATTTGATATTAAAAAGATTGTTCTTACCTGAGGGGCTTCTACCCCAACGAGTTTCATTTGCCCAAATAGCTGCCATCACGTGTGGAGCGCGGAAGTTTGAAGCTCTAGCTAATGACATGACATCGATGAATCCTTCTTCATCAGTTCTAACTCGGTGAACCTTATGACCACCTGCAATCTGTGCAGTCCTTAGGTTTTCACTTGAAGGTATAGTAAGGATGCTAAGCAGTGCTTTCGATGCTTCACCTTCACCAAGTGAGGACATCACGTTTTGGTAAAGATCAGGATTAATTGTTAGCCCTTTTGCTTGGTCAGGAAACTGCAGTTCAATCTGTTTTAGTAGAATTTCATGTGCAGGTTGAGCAGTAACATTAGATAATTGGTGAAATATTGGAGGAATCACATTAAGGTTGTTTTGTTTGATTTGATTTAGATATTTACGTGCAGCACCATTAGAAATGAATTTAGTAGTCGATAGATATTCAGGATTAGATTTAGCTTCTGCGATTACTTCTTTTGGTAAAATGCTGGGAAGTGCTGGTGGAATGTAGGCACTGCTTGAAGGATCAAAGTTGGTAAAGTAGGCACCCACTCCAGGCGGTGTTTCCCCATTGGCTCCATACTCAGGTTTGATCGCGTATCTACCCTCCGCAGCTTGAACCTCTTTTGCAAGCCTTGTAATAATGTCTTCTTGCTGCTCATCACGAGTAATAGTGCCACCAGTATCCTTGGCCATTTCCTGCTGATAGCGGCGCATTAAATCATCTAAAGCCTTGTTTAAAGAGAAGTTATTTGCACTGCTAGCAAGTGGATCAGTTTTAAGTTTAGTGCGAAGTAATTTGCGAAAGTCAGAACGTACGTTACTGTTCTGTTTCCTTAAATTTGAAACATCATCAGCAAGACGTTTTCTTGTCGATTCAAAGAATTTTAATACTTGTGGATCAGTAACACCAGAAAAATCACTTAGCGTAAGTGTGCCGTCACGTTCTGCTTGCTGTAGTTCCTGAATTAATCGTTGACGACCTGGTGCGTCAGCACTATGTCTAAACAGAAGTGCTTTTGATTCGTCAGAAATTATTCCATTGTTACCGGCGGTAGTTAGAATATCCTTGACATAATCATCATCAAATGTACCGCTATTTTTATAAATCCAAGTTTGTAGCTCAAGACCACGCCGTTTAGCGTCATCTTCTTTGAGTGCTTGGTTTAACTGGTCATCACGTTGAGCACTAGAAATGATAGCATTTTTAAGGGCTAAGAGATTCTTAGATTTACCAAACAAATCACCAACTGATTTTGATGTTTTACCATCAATTGAAATTTGGAATGAAAGTAAGTCTTCATAAAATTGAAGACCTTCTGTAAGACTCCCAAACTTTCCAGCTTCAGCCATTTGTGATAAAGCTGCAAACCATTCTTCACGGGCTACACCCTTATTTTCATGAGCTTTAACTAAATTCCAGCTTGCAGCAATACCATCTTGGTGTGACAGTCCTTGCTCAAAGGTTGTAATCCACTTCTGCTGACGCTGTAGTTGGATTTCAGTTTTTAAGTTAGCTGCTCGATCAGCTTGCTGACTGCGTTCGTTGGCACGTTGAATCTCAACCATTTTGGGGTAGAGATAACGAGCAACCATCGGGTCCTTAGCACCACCAAATTGCGCGACATACTCAGCTTGATTTCTGATCTCTTGAGCATCAATGGCAGCTTGAAAACTACTATCCATGGTGCGAGCAGCACCTAGGGTTACTCCAGTAGATCTGCCATCAGGATAAAATAACTCTTCAGCCTCGTCTGCTGCTAATGCATTCGCATAGTCATTACCAGCATCAACAAGCATAGTCTTTTTAAGACCATAAAAAGTCGATGCATTGCCTGATTTAATTTGCTCAACGATGTCATTAGGAGCACCACCAGCAATTAACTTATCAAGAATAGTATTGTACTTCTCATCATTTTTAATGTGAGCTTGTTCAACACTACGCATGTATTCAATTTCTGCGTAGCTACCACCAGCTAAAGCAACGATATTGCCTAGCTCAACACCACGTTGTTTACTGCGTTCACTGATGTCATCAAAGAGCTGCTTGGAAACAGTAGAGGCTGTATTAGAAAGACTTGCTAAGGCAGCAAAAGTTTCTTGAGATTTCTGTACACGGACTTGATTGTTTCTTTCGTCAGTCTCAGCATTCGCCACCATTTGTTGACGGATCCGGTTTCTGTTTTCAGTCTCCAGATTGAATACAAGATCACGATTTTCTTTTTCTACTCTGTATTTATCGTTAAACGCTTCTAATACAAGCCGTGTGTTTTCCTGTTCTACATTAAAGTTGCGTTCCATACGACGTATCGTATCTTCGCCTTCCTCTCGGATTCTTCTTGTAGTGTCAGGTAGCTGTGTATTTTTAAATCCAGTTGCTTGGGCGTACCCTTTGAATTTAGACATTTAAATTAGTTATAAAGTTGTTAGCCAAACCAACCTGCTGTATTACCAACATCACCAATAGTGCCTGCAACGTTCCCAACACCAATGGCAGCTTGCGCAAAAGTAGTCCAGGCTGATTGAGTTTGAGGTGCATTCCTTTTCGGACCAGGACCCTTAACAGGTGGAAGAGGATCGAGGAACACTGAATTAGGTAGTTCGATCGGTCTGAGAATTTCTGGACCAAGAGTAGGTTCAGACATCCTGTTGTAATGTGCATTCATATCAGCAGCTTGTTTATCACGATTTATTTTCATCAAATTACTGTTATAGGCTGCTTCAGCACTATCTAGCGAAGCATCTAGTTCTCTAAGGTTTTGGTTATAAGATTGTCGCTTGTAATCAATACTGTTATCTTGTTGAGCAGATTGCAGATCAGCATTATTAATAGCACTGATCATGCTTTGATCAATAGAGCTTGCTTGGATTTTAAAACGTTGCTCTGCAGTAGCCATGCTTTGCACAATTTGTGATTGGTTACGACCAGCAGCAGCAAGAACACTTTGTATTACACGTCCTTTTGATCTACCAGAACCACCACGGACACGTGCTTGACCTTCACCTAAAAGAGCTTTAACAGAGGAGTCCTGTGCCTCAAATGCTTTTTCAGCAGATTTAGTTTGATATTCAAATTCATTCTGCCTTCTTTTAGAGCTTGCATCAGTAATAGCAGTATTCTTTTTTAACGAAATTTCTGCTTTAACAAAAGCGGACGTATCCATAGCTTCATATAGATCGCGTGCTAGACCCTCCCTTTCAAAATTCATAGAAAGCTGCGCTTCATTGAATGAACGTGCAGCATCGTTTTTTGCAAGAGTAGCAGATAAATTATTAAGAGCACTTTGATCTTCAAATTGACGTTCAGATCTATTAAACTGCTTGACTTTATTAACGTATTCAAATTCACGCAGCATCATCTGCTGCTGCCAGTTTCTAACGGCATTTTTAGTTTTATAATCTCTGACATTTGTAGCTGCTTGACGCGCTACATCAACCTGAGATTTTGCGTAATTATACTGGCGCAGAGTATTTTCCCAATCAAACTCATAGAGTTCTTCTGCTTGTTCTAGTTGGTCATCTGCAGCAGCGTTAGCAGCATTATTACTTTCATTTGCACCAAATATGCCGAAGAGACTGCCGAACGCGCTTGCGCCAGTACTAACAAGTCCGGCTATAGTTAATGGATCCATTTACATCCTCTTATAGAATCGTGGTGAATAGTTTCCTTCCCACATCATTGAAATCAAAGACAATGGAAATGGAGAGTTACTGAATAAACGTACGTTTACATTTTCAGATCGTTGGTGTATTGGAAGAGTAAAGACGTTCTGTTCTTCCAGCGGTACGTCATCAGATAAATAATAGTTAGCATCAAGTGTCGGTGTAATGTCAGTCCATTCACTACGTCCTTTTGCCTTCACCTTAAAGCCGATACCACTTGACAAACCAACAGCAAACTTCATACGGGCGATAGTCACGTTAGCGGTAAAGTCAGACCTAGCGCCAGATGGATCTAATGAAAAATAGATGTTTGGCAACTCAACGTCAAAATTAAATGAATAACCAACGATTACATCAGAAGCAATACTAGAAAGGTCACGACCAGGAACAATAAAGTGATCGCCATGGTGGTTTACATCTGCAGAATTAGTATCATTACCTCTTCCAGGATTTAATGTAAAACCAGATTGAACAATACCATTAAATGCTGTCGCATTACCCTTAATCACTAACTGTGGAGTCAGCCCAGGGATGTCTAAGAAAGGTAAGTAGCACTTAGAAACTTTATTGACTGAATCATAAACAACGTTATTAGCAACAGCGTACATGTCCAGAAAAGGATTGATCTGTTGACCATTGCTGTTAATTAGAATTTGATCATCAGGTGTCTGAGTTAGGCTGGCAGTCAATAGTGCATACTGACCCAAAAGTGATGTACTGGTCATTTTTAAAACACAATACATGCGATCATTGTCAACTACACTGAACAGAACCTTGCCAGGCATTTCCCATTTGTACCAAGATTGCAGAAGGTTTTCTTGTCCATCGTTATAAGTACGGTAGTACCAAATACAATTAGATGTCTTACCATATAATGCAATAAAGCCATTGGCAGGGCTGGAAATCAACTCTTCAACAAGGTCAGGAATCCATTCAGAAACAACACGACTAATGTCAACAACAATCGGATTTTCTTGAGATCCTCTAGTTTGCATTCCAAAGACTCTTGCATAACCAGGCGTCTTACTGACAAAAGCTAAATTGTTACCTACATCAACTGGGTTGATATCAGGGTCCATTTCATAGTTAGATATCGTACGTATGACAGCTGAAGAGGGTGTAATAACTTCAGTATCAGAGAACATTATGAACTGCTGATTCTTGCTAAATAAAATCAAACCCTGTGTAGTGGGAATAACTGCAGTAAGAACAGCAGGTTTAATACTAGAACAACTGATATCAACAGGATCAGCATCAGTTACAGCGAGAGCAGAGATATGGTAAAAGTTAAAGAACTCACCGGCCTGACTCATTGAAACATTATCGCTAGTAAGAAAACCTAATCTGTTGTTATGGAAGAAAGCATCTTGGATTTTATTACCTACAAAACTAGGATGACTATTAGTGGAATCGTCACCCACCAACCTAGCTGTAAATGCAATTGGTTGAAACACAAATGTATTCAAACCTGTATTTACTAGCTCATGTGGCAATGTACGAGGATCTAGACCAGGGGACATACCAGGTCCAAGAGTCTCTTCCCAAAATCCAGGACCAGATGTTCCGTTATTAGGAATAAATTGTGCATAGTAACTATCACTATCAGATTCAGTATTGATAATCTTTACGATTCTGTTTTGTACTGATTCTTCTGGAAGTTTGGATACATTTTCCACAGTGCTACTAAAAGCTGTGAGCTTTGTTGAATCTTTACCACCAGTGGCAGTGACAACAATGGCAGACGTAGAAGAAAGCTCTAAAGTGGTTGCCAAACGTGTAACAGTCAAGCCTGAAATATTCAGAGCATTGATACCTGTTTCAAGATCACTAAGAATATCATCAGCGGATAGCGCTTTATTATTTCCTGAAGTACCAAAATTATCGGCATTCCTAGTAGTTTTAGTAAACGACTGATTACCAATAGAAACTTTGTACTCAGCACTGTACTCAACGCCAGTGAGACGCACCGTTGCATTGTTTGTCACAGTTGCTGCTGGATCTGGATAGGCTGCAACAGTGACAGTGTTGTTAGTAAATATTGTAGTATCTTGAACTGTGAGTACTTTAATATCTTTTTTAGTGGCAGTCTGTAAATACGTACTTGGGTTGTACCCTGAAATGCCACCGTTGGAATAGGTAACAGTGCCAATAGCAAAGTTACCATTATTATCAGGTATCAGATTAAGGATTTTTAGATTGCCTTGATAAAGGACACCTAAATACTTTTCATCATTATCACGATTAATATAAAACCATTGTTGATCATCTAAGGCTCCATTTGGGTATGGCATATCATAGCCACCTTCTGTAAGATTGCGCAGGAATTTAAATCCAGGTCTTTTTGTCAATCCTGAAGTTGGATCAGGATATGCATTAGTACATTCTCTAAGCTGGCCAGGAAGTTTCTTTTGATCTGGTTGACGGCTTACACCGCCAAGAAAGTTACTTATAGTTTGAGTTACTGCTGCCATTAACGATACAATGCATGGTACGGTTTGTAACTGATATAGGAGTTACTTCCTCGTGGATGTCCAAAGTATGTGTAATCACCCTGATTACATTCATACTCAATAGCCATCGCACGGTTGTATGCTTCTTTTTGTCCAAGCATTTGGAACTGAGTTGTATCACCTACAATGCGTGATGAAACAATCGTTGCAGATCTAGCAACAATATAGTCTTGAATAGGCAAAGGTAAATCAATCCAATCAAACAACCAGACAACATCGCATTTAATTTTTTCAGTAAAATTATATGAGTGTTTTACTTTGTCGTAAAGCTTGCCACTACGTCTGACAACATCCATAGTTGTGTACTCAGGAGTAGGATCGATCTGCAGAATGTTGTTTGGAATTGGTATTTCATTATTAGTATCAGGTACAAACTCATAGTCGTACTCAATGTTGTAGCTCCATCCTTCAGCCTGGACTTCTTGTGACACCTGAATAAGGGTGCTATAAGCAATCGCAACGTCCGGGTTGGTTTGATCTAGAGAAGTCACAGGCGCTTGACCACATGACTGCAGGATTTGATTTACTGCAGGGAGTTCCTGTGCAGAATTAGTGGTAGGAAAAGCCATAAAATTAAAAAAAAGGGACCCCGAAGGATCCCTGTAGAGAACGAAATATCAGAATGCAGAAGGAGCAGAAGCACCTACATACAGTTCGACAGCAGCAGCAGGGTTCAGATAATCTGCGCCCATAGCCAAACGCCCGAGGATTACATCACCCTGGTAGATCACTGATACATCATTACTAGTCACTTGGACTTGAGGACCAATAGCTTCAACACAACCGGCTGCTTCCTTTTGGAAGATCAGACCAGCAGAGACAGCGCCGAACTCAGAGCCGGTGCCGTAGTCGTTGTTGATGCCTGTCTGTGCGCCGGAAGCATCTTCCAGTGCAGGGTTCACAAAGTCACCAGTGTTACCAGGATCAGTCTGTCCAGTGGTTCCGCCGTACTTGGTGCCGTAGCGGCCCAGGAAGGGGATGTTCATGGACTTGAAGATCTTGATGCCAGCGATCTCAATGATGCCGTTGCCACCTTGCAGGGTGGTGCCTTGAGAGTCGCGGTTGACCAGGCCGTTGGAACCAACAGCTTGGATCAATTCGTAGTATTGACGAGGGTTAAGAACGCCCACACGTCCGTCCTGCGAAATTCCTTTTTCGTCCATTGCAGCGGCAGCGTCATAGAACGCAGCAACCAGTGCAGAGGAAGAGAAAGCGTCAGACTCATTAGTGGTAGCGCCCACACGAATCTGTGTACCACCGGGTTCAACAAAGTTGGACTTGGTGATAGGTGATGCCTGACGTGCTCCACGTGCGATAGCACGGAAGATCAGACGGTCATATTTTTCTGCAAGTGCATAGCCGATCTTGCGAGACACCTCTGAACGCAAATCATAGTGCGCAAGGGTCTCATCAAGGTCGTACAAAAATGCACTAGAGATGAGCAGATCATCAATGGTGATGGTCTTCTCAGCCACCGGGGGCGCACCATCGGTGTTACCGAGGATTGCGTTGCCAGGTGTGTGGTACTCAGCCGTTGTACGACCGGTGTAGATGAACTGTAGAGACTTGCCATTCTTGAGCGTACGCTTCATGACAAGGTCACGAGCGATCGCATTTTGCTGGAAGCCTTTGAACATCTCGCCGGAAAAGAGCTTGAGATATAGGGCACGAGAATCACCCGTGCTATTTGACTGGCCAGGTCTAGTTAGATTAGTGACCAGTGTAGAATTTTGTTGTGCCATTTATAGGAGTAAGTGTATGTATAACCGACTCCAAGATCTTGGAAATATTTTGTGGTCTAT